TGACGGCGAGCTGCACGAAGTGCGAGGCGTTCCCCGATGGGGATTCCAAACTCTCTCTGAAGCTCGACCGGTCCACCACAGGTAGGGTTGCTAGCGTTTCGCTGCAACACAAACCTCCCTGTGTGTGTTTGGCTAGGGACATACTCGGTCCACGTCAGGATAGGCGTCATACTTTGCTCTGAACACTAGCCGCTCTTCAGTGAGCGGCTCAGGTAGAGCTCCGGCTGGCTTCCACAACTTCTCGTTGTGTCGCACAGCTCGGATGACACGTCCTTGTCGTCGGACCTCCTCGTCCTTTGAGATTGATGGGTGTACGGTTTCGAGATCGACGTTGCTGTCAAACAGCAAATCGGTGACCTTCTGGCCAACGATATCGTTGAAATTCTCGACGAAGCGGTTCTTCTGCTCCTGGTAGGTTGGGCTTGGCAAATTCTTTTGTGCCACGCTCCAGATCAGCCAGTTCAGGTCAGTGCGACCTAAAGCAGACGGACGAGACTTCTGCCAGTTAAGTAAGATCTTGTGTCCAACACGAAGATCGAGCTCACTTGGCCCGCCCCACGGCCCGGGAGGCAAACCAATGCCGCCGAGCCACTCTGGAATGTACCAGGGCAATCTCATGGATTTGAGGATTTTAGAGTGTGTTTCGATGAAGATTCTCATGATAGTAGGCTGGAGTTCTGTCGGTGCCTCACGAATGAGGGTGCGACAGCGGGTACCAATGTTGTTTATTGGGTCATCTTGGTCGTCGAGACCTGCCTTCCCCTGACTTCTTTTTAGTCCGAGGAGGAGACCCATGTTGACATATTTGGTCCTTTTCCAGCACTGCTGGCGCCTAACGGTTCTTCCGTCCGCGTTCTTGACTTCAATCTCGAATCGCGGCACTCGCTCGAAGCTGGTGGAGTTAATGTCCAGGAAATCCTGGGATCGGTAAGTCTTTCCGATACTCTCCTCCAAGCCTCCGAAGCTTGTGATCTGGCGCCAGTTGTTGTACAGTGTCTTCTTACTCCTGATGACCACGTCGTCACCGTTGATGAGCATGCGACTGTCCTTGAGAAGGACAGGCTTGTTCTCGGTAACTTCGATGGCCCATCTGCACATCGCCGCATTGGCGAGGCAAAGGAGCGGGAAAGATACTACACTACCCATGAGTTGACCATTCTGCTGGGGCAGTGCGAACACGGGTTCGCACCCCACCAGACGTTGTTTGTTCTTTTGGCTTCTGATCTTGGCGGCATTCCATGCCTCCCAAGCCGGATTGACAATTTCATGTTTTGTCAAGCCCTCCAGAAAGAGCTGCATCTCGGCTTCCCCGAGCCCGATGCAACTGCCAATCTCCTTCGCAAGTGTCTCTGACACCCAGCTTTTGAGATTGTCTGTGGCTGCCTTGTAATCACCAGAGAGGAACTCCTCATCCTCCATGAGCTGATAGCCCATGGCGTTGAGGATCTCTAGCTCAGTCAGTTTATCTCCGATCAATCGAAAAGTCCTATGCCGACGCAATGTCGTATGCAGGAACTTCCATATTGGTCGTAGTGCTGTCTGATGCAGGGGTGGACCCTTGGTGATCACTCGAACTTTCAACGCCTCGCTGAGCCCCAGAGGCTCGGCCAGGACTGGTTCGGCGAGTGCTCCTTTGAGCACACGGATGTAGAACTTCTCGTACGCTTGTTTGAAATCACGGTCATCCACCTTGATCTCATGCGTCCAGAGAAACTCATCCTCGCCTTCCGGAATGATCTTTTCTTCATCGTCCCGTTTCGATATCAATTCAATGTTCAATCTTCCCCCTGGCACTCTTAGGCCTTCAAGTAAGGCCGGGTGCTCGAGGATTTCTCCCAAGGCGCCTCCACGACTGCGACTGCGATTGTAGTTCGCACTAGTGGACGGGCAGAAGGGTCGCACGCGGTCGCTCCAGGTCATCTTCTCAGTGAAGATTTCCCGGACCGTCCGTCGTAGCTGTTCCTGCATTGTGTGCTGACTGAGGAGCGTTTCCACTTTCGGGTGGACGTGCTCCTCGTCGGCCCAGGCGACAAGGGATCTCAGTGGAGTGTGGTGAGGAGGGCGTGTTAGAGCGAGGAAAGTTTCGTACTCTCCTTTCTTAAGCGCAGCCTCGTCGGGCCGGAACATGCCCTTTTTCGATTGTTTAATCGAGACGAGGAAGCTCTCCTTATTTGGTCCATTGAGAACGGTCCTGGCCCATCGGCCAGCGACTCCCCCGAGAAGAAACTTGGGGTTGTCGGGTGCTGTGAACTTCTTTTCAGGTAGGTCAAGGCCCTTGTGAGCTGAGTAGTAGGCAGCCAGTTTCCATTTGAAGACTGTCATCCACTCACCTCCAGCGCTTGAGACCAGATCCTTCCAGTGAGCAAGACTCCTGGAGAGGTCGAAGCCTGTAGCATCGAATCCGTAAAATTTGAAGATTGAAAGCAACACATTGAGATTGTGTTCGATAGCCGTCTCCGCTTGCTTAGCGGTGGAGACCCTTTCTACCATTCGGGGCTGCCGTTCAGTACGGCAGCGCGACTTTTCCCCCTTGCGGGGACGGTCGGTGGAAGCACCGGAGTGCTTCCCTGGACCGCTGCGACGCGCAACTGCGTGTCGTGGAAGATGATTGGCTTTCGAAGCCTTCAGCCCTGGGACAGGAG